CCCATCAACAAAGGGAGAATTATCCGTAGAAGATTTATGGGATTTGTCCGACAAAGATTTAGACGTGGTTTACAAAAATCTGAAAGATCAGGAAGTTAAATCTTCAGAAGAAAGCCTGTTAGATGATGCAAATGTTGATCCAAAATTAACGGTTGCGATTGGTATTGTAAGATACATCTTTACAACAAAACGTAAAGAGAAACTTGCAGAGAAGGAGCGTATTAATAAGAAACAGACACAGAAAAAGTATATTGATGCTCTTTCCAAGAAACAGGATGAGGCTATTGAGAAGATGTCAGAAGCGGAATTACGTGCAATGATTGATTCTTTCGAAGATTAAGATGATATGCCTACTCGTCAAATTTGACGGGTGGGTGCTTAAAGAAAGGAGACTGGAATGATTTATAAATTAGAATTAGGCGACTGGTCGGAAGATGGGCATAAAATATCAGAAAGTTTTTTATTTGATTGTAACTATGATATTCATAAAATTCGACAAGCGTATAAAGACAGTTGTAAAAAGCTAGGAGTAGCTTTTAATTACAATGAAGATTATACGGGTCTAGGTCTTGGTTATAGAAGTGAGAGACTGATTTGGACAGAGTATCAAGAATCAGAAATGAGCGAAACAGCATTTGAAATTTTAAATAATTCTGGGTGTTTTAAAGAGGTTGATTTCTATAAAGAAGATGGCGTGTATTATATTGAAGAAAGGAAAGATTGTGCAAAACTTATTATGAATTTTATCGCACTGTCTATGCCTGAAGATTTTCGATATAAGCTTGTCCAAGAGCCAAAAGTTGAATCGATTAATAGTTGGAATGATGAACTGAGACAGCACTTTGGGTATGGATTATTTGATTAATAAAACAGTAATTTAAAGGAAGAGAAATATGGAAGTTAAAGCAAAATGGACAGGTCGTGGTTTTGCACTCTGTATTGGAGAATGGAAGCTTTATGTTGATGGTAAAGATGTTACCGATAAGATTCCAGAAGACTTACGCACAGAACCTATGAATACATATAAAAGATATGAGCGATGGTATTTTAAGGACTGGGTTGAAGAATGGGAATCATATTATGACGGACTGAAACAAGATGAGTGGATTGAGTCTAATAAATATTGGTTAGATGAAATTACAACAGATATTGATGTTCAGCGCCAGATTTTCAAGGCAATCAACGAAGAGGATTTTCGCACTAATTCTTGTGGCGGATGTATTTAGTAACTAGATTATGACATCTGTATATGGTGTTGTGATAAATAAATTTTATAACAAAGGAGATATTTATGATTGAAGTAATTGGAACAGTGGTACCAGTGGTTGTTGCGGTAGGTGGCGTAGGAGCTATTATCGGTAGCGGCTATGTCAAAGCAAGTCCAGATAAAGCTTATATTATTTCTGGACTTAGAAAGACACCTAAGACATTAATTGGTAAGGCAGGGTTAAAAATCCCATTCTTTGAAAAAGCAGATCATCTTAATCTTGAGTTAATTCCAATTGATGTTAAGACATCAAGTTCTGTGCCTACAGCAGATTATATCAATATCAATGTAGATGCAGCGGTCAATGTAAAGGTTAGCAGTAATCCAGAAAGATTAAAACTTGCAGCAGAAAACTTCTTAAATAAGCCAGTAGGCGATATTGGACAGGTCGCAAGAGAAGTCCTTGAAGGTAATATGCGAGAGATCGTTGGAAAGATGAGCCTCGAAGAAATGGTTTCTGATCGTCAGAAATTTGCACAGCTTGTTACAGAAAATGCGAAGCCAGACCTTGCTGCAATGGGATTAGATATCATCAGTTTTAATGTGCAGAATTTTATGGATGATAATGATGTTATTGAAAATCTTGGTGTAGATAATGTTGTTAAAATTCAGAAGAAGGCTGCAATTTCCAGAGCTGAAAGCGAAAGAGATATTGAAAAAGCAAAAGCAATGGCTGAAAAAGAAGCGAATGATGCAAGGGTTGAGTC